TTTCATATGTTACTCCTATGTTTGTGTTTGTTAGCCATAGGTGGCACTTAATCGACACTTGTGTAGATGACAATTAAACACAGAAGAATACAGAGCTTTTAACTTGCTCTAAATCTAGATTACCTTTTGCAGGTAATGGTGGAAATTTCTTTTGGTTTTTATCAGATAACATACGTTTCATTTCTATAGACCAATTAGCTAATACATCTTGGGCATAGATTTCACAAAAGGCTTCTCTTAATGCTTTTGACATACTCTCCACATCAGGAGCTAGTACTCCAAAAGAATCGTGAACTAAACTAAATACATCAACTCCGTATTCAGATGCTTTGACTACAGCTAATTGTAATACACTAGCGTCAAGACTATGTATTAGATTAGGACAAATAGATTGCTTCATTTTTCTAGCATCTATTTCATCTGTATCTGAAGTTAGCGAAAGTTTAATAATACTATCACCCATTTGTGTCTTCACTCTTTTACTCTGCTTTTTATAAGTAGACATAAAGATTGGTAAACCTAATGGTGTAGTCCATACTATTGGTAAGTTTTCTGATGCTACTAATTTAGCTACATCTTTTAAGAAACCCATAATACTCCTAGCACCAACAATAACTTCATTAATACTTTCCCATATAACTCCTGTTAGCCAGTACGTACTTTTAAATAAGTCTTCACCAAATGGGTGTTGCTTATTATTTTCTATAAACTCTTTCTGCACGTGGTCTTCTATGTATTGTCTACAAGAATATTGAGTTAAGCTATAAGGTAAGCACATCACAGGTTTCTTACAGATTTTTCTATCTATTCCATAATTTAACCAATGCTCTGCTTGTGTTACATTTTTTTGTGCAAAAGTATTTGTCTTATCTGTTGGGTGAATACCTGTTTGTTTAATGTTCTTTAACCTAACAATTACTTTTTCTGCAACTAGACCATAGACATCATTAGGCTTATTAGATGGTACAAGGTTAGTAGCTTTACCACCTACCTCATCTCTCATCATAGCTGAATAATGTTGTAGGCCTGAATTAGAACAATCAGAATGTATTGGTAATGTAGTTATAAAATCTTCTTTAAAACCTGCATCAGCAAAATCTTTATATTCAATACACCAAGCTAAAAAAGAATATGGTTTATCAGCTTGTGACCACCACGTATCGCTTAGTGGGTCTCTTGCTGTAGATAATATTTTATCAGCATTATCTATAATCCATCTTCTTCTTACAACTAATTCTTCTTTATCTGTCTCTCCAAATAAACCTGCACCTGCTACTGCAAAGTTATCAAAGGCATCATCAGTTCCCATTGGTTTGCCAAACTTAAATTTAATTAAAGCTCTAGCATAGTCAGCTCCTTGTGGAGATAAGAGTGTAGCTTTAGGATATATCCTTCCTCTAAAATCTAATTGATATGGAAAATAAAATCCTTTACCTAAAAAGAATTGAGCTTCATCTCTAATTTGTTTTACTTGTATGTATTTAGATTTAGATTTAGCTCTGTCTTTGTAAACCTTAGATGCCAGACGATTGTATTTTTTTCTAGCTTCTTCATTGATTGCTATATCAAAAGGTTTAGGTGGTAGAGGTTTATCTTCAGGATTAATAGGTATCTTGCCTAACTCCCAACTGTTTTCAATACAGCTATCCAATACGTCAAACACAGGTTTATTAATTACCCACTCTGTTCCTTGCATTGTATTTACTGCTTTGCTGACAACAGGAAATTCGTGCCATCTATTATTAAGTTCTTCTAAGTATCTTTTATTGGTTTGTTTTATGAAGTTGTAATGCACGTTCAATCTCCTCTGCGTTGTTATCTTTGTTAAATCTTTTTCCGTAATATCCACCTGTAAATGGTGTAGTCCAATCTCTTGGTGGAGCTACCATTGGTAAGTATTTAGGAAACAATAGTTCGTTTCTAATATTAAAGTTTTTAATTTCTTCAATAATTTTAGGTGTTGCTTCTACGTAGGTAATCGTTTTATTTTTACCTGTCTTTCTATTCTGATGTCTAATGAGACCAAGACTTTCTACATAGCCAATCATCTTCACACCTAAATGGAGCTTCTGAACATTAGTCCAATTGTCAAAATCAAGACCAATTCTATTCATCATATAAGTCCAAACTTTAGATTTGTATTTATATCTATTGGCATTTTGAGGTATGTTTTTACCTGCTAGTTTCTTATGTGTTTTAGCCCAGTTATCTTTATGCTCTTCTTTAAATTTAATAATTTTAGCTTCCATCATTAGGCCTGTAGCTACTTGGATAGATAGCTTATTGAGTGTTATCTCATCTGAAATACCATCAATACAATTCTTCAATATGATTAAAGAACAGGTATCCCAAATGTTTGATTGTTTAGCTATAAATACACCCTTATCAAAAGCTGAATGAGGTAGGCATTGGCATATAGTTTTAAGTGCTATTTGATGCTGACCTGCTACCCCTGAAGTCATCTTACTTACATTGTCGTTTATTAACGTAGATAATTCATTGATGTATTTCTGCTGAAGAACAAGACCATATAAAGTTGTACTTTCTTGGTTCTTTGTTTTGGCATTAGTGATGGCTTTATGAAACCTATCTAGCCCACCCCTCAACATAGCTTCTTCGTGTTCTAGCTCTTCTTGAATAACTTTGATGTGATTTTCTTTTTTATTGTATTTACCACCTACTCCAACTCTGACTAATTCTTCAAGCTGTAATTGGAATGGTGTCTTTTGTACTTGTGTAGACATTATGTGAACATTTCCTATGGTTATTTAATTCTTCAAGCTGTAATTGGAATGGTGTCTTTTGTACTTGTGTAGACATTATGTGAACATTTCCTATGGTTATTGCCACACAAGTGTATGTCTACTGTCGATATTGCAAATCGTCTACAAGACCGACACACTTGTGTAGTTGGGTTGTTAGTGAATAAAAGGCTTACTATATATATAATAATCACCTTTATTGTTTCTGTAGGAAAAGCTCGGTATCTTCTAAGACTACTGCTGTGTGCTTTATTCAGTAAAACCGAACTTTTCCTTTCTTTAATCGTAGACAAAAGGTCTAAATCGTAGACATTTGAGTAGACGTTTTTATCTTTGTTATGGTGCGCCTGACAAGACTTGAACTTGTACTCCCTAAGGAATGAGTTTCTAAGACTCACGTGTCTCCCAATTCCACCACAGGCGCATTTTAATGATGGATTAGTAACACTATACATTTTTATTTTCTAGCCTTTTTCTTTTAGAGTTATGACCGTACATACTATCATTATAACTATCATCAAACTCAACTCTATTGTTTTGTAAGCTCTGTATAGCTTCGTTCAATAAAAGAGATGAAGATTTAGTGTAGTACTTCATAGTCGTTTCAATACAAGAGTGACCTGCTAAATCCATACATACTTTTGGTGACATACCTTTTTCAGCTAATCTTGTAATAAATGTATGTCTTGTTGTGTATGGTGTAAACGCATTATTAAATTTACACATCTGTAAGTACTTGTTCCAATAATGTCGTCTAGAACTAGGTGAACTAGGAAAAACTTTTCTGTCTTTTCTAGCTTGTGCATCTTTCATTCTACGTTTAGCTATCTCCACACATCTGTCAGTTAATGGTAGTTCAACAGAATATGTTTTTGTTTTTGGTCTATAGAAAGTTACTGTCTTCCTACCAAAATCAATATTATCTATTGTGAAACCATCAAGCTCACCGTTGTGTCTCATACCAGTATCGAAAGCCCACGCCCATAAATCATACCAAAATTGCTCACCACATTTATCTATAATTGCCAAGAATTGTTCTTGTTCAAATTCAGTAAATGCAGGTTTAACTTTAGTACCATTTCTAGGTAAGTCAGCAATACCCATATTTTTTACTCTTACATCAGGATTAATTAGTTGGTCATTTGCAAGTAACCTTTTGTTTAAAGCAAACTTACATAGACTTCTAATTACACCTAACCTTTTATTGATAGATTGATTACTAACTGTACCTGTCATATTTTTAGGTCGTTCAGCAATCTTCTTTGCAAGAAAAAGTTTTAGGCTATCAATGTTTTCTTCAGTTAATTCACTTAATCGTTTGTCGTAACCAAAGAACTCAACAAGGTCTTTAAAGTATGACCTAATGTTTTCTTGTTGCTTGTCTGAGTTAGCTCCATAAATTTTAGTAAAGCCCATATCAAATATACTTCCTAAAGTACCAACACCTACTGCTGATGGTTTATGGAACGAAGTAAAGTTAGGATTATCTAACTGCGTATTGAATTGATTTTTTACATTCAATGCAATTGCCATAGTTTTTTCAAAAGCATCTTTCATTTCTGCTTCTGTCATACTTTGGTCTAATCCCATATTAACAACCTTGCTTAATACTTTAGCCTTGCCATTAATAGTTTTACTTGTCTTTACATACAATGCCTTATCATTCTTAAACAAAGTTATACCTTGTGGTAACTTTTGTTGAATGTAAGTTTTTACTGGGTTAGGTAATTTAATAGTCATTAACTAAACTCCCATTCATTGATGCCTTCAAAGTTCTATCTACTACTGCTCTTGGTTTATCTTTCCAATCGCTACTAGAACCTATGAAGAGTTTTTGTAGTCTTCTTCCTTGTGCAGTTATTTTAACCCAAGTAAATTTATGAGATTTACCGTGTGGGTTATCAACTATATCAATTAAACCATACGCATCTAATCTATGTAAATTTCTTACAGTAGATGTAGTTGAGATGGCCACACCGAATAACTTTCTAGTCCATTCAGAAATTATTCTAGTGTGTATTTCATCAGGCAAACAACAGATTGTTTTGAATACCATAACTGTCTGTTGAGGTATGCCATTTTGAAATGTTGTAGCATTAGACGATACACTTTTAGATGCTTTCTTTATTACATCATTAAAAGCATAATCGAATTGAATGTTACTTATCGTGCAACTTAACGACATTACTTTCCCTTTCGTTGTTTATTATTCTCAACGCTTTAGGTTTATTATGTTTAATAACTGTCTGTGTAAGTAAGTCATTTATCATTTGAGTTCTTGGGTCAGGCATATCAGCAAACAAAAGTTCTCTTTCATTTACATCAACTGCTCTCATCAATTTATCAAATGTATATCTGATATTTGCATCACCAATTTTAACAGATGTAGTCCTTTCAAACTCATCTGCTACTTCGTTGGTTTTCAAATAGAATGGTAGTTGTCCTACGTGAGATTGATATACAAGCTCATTAGGATACTGCTTTCGTAAATCTGTTATGTGATAATCAAAATCATTCACATCTCTAAACAATCTACATCTAGCGTACTTCCATATCTTACAAACAATTTCAGCTACTATCATAATAACCTTCGTTGATTGTTTCGTGCTTAACTTTTTCTTCATACTATTTATCCTTATATTTTATATTGTTCAAAAACACAAGTGTCTTATACACAAGTGTCTTTATATAAATGCTTCTAAATTGTAAAAAATAGATAGGTCATTTATAATTTTATTAGCATAAAACTTTTATCTCACAATAGAACATCTACAGAACATTTAAAGAAACATTAAGGTTCATAACATTGTGGCTAAAGCCCTTGTTGCAGGTGCAAGTACAAACATCTGTTACTCTAAAAAGTCTTCAGGTGTTTGGTATACAACTAATTCTTTGGGTGGTTGTACTTCAGGTGTTAGCTTATTGTGTGCATCTATCAATGCAGGAGCTAACATCTCACGGTCAGATTGACTAACCATATGTCCCCACTCAAATATGCTGTTTACTGTTATTTGCATATACTTATCCTTTGGTTGAGTTTCTTAATAGAAACCTCATTGTTTGTAATGTCCTCAATAAGTATGTTTGTGGTATGACCCACTAACCTATTAAGTTTATTTCGATATTTACTAAGGCTTACGACATCATCTTTTGAAGCCAACGTAACCTTTACATTAGTAAACTGAATAGCTTCTCCAACATTGAGTACATATACCCTGTCTTTCATTAACTCATTTACATTTGGGTCTTTACTTAATCCCATTGATTTAAAGAAATCACCTTTGCATACGTACTTATTAGCTTTAGTTTCAATGATATATACACTCATATTGAACCACCAATCTTAAAGAAATCAGGCACTAATTTAGGTGTCTTATCTTTTTTATTGTATCTTTTGTGTATTTTATTTACTGCTATTTCTAACTGCTTTATTGCGTGTTCATTACGTAATACTTGATGCTCTATTTTTTCAAGTTTTTTAGTACTTATTATTGTTATCATATATATCCTTTTGTTATTTGATTTATGAGATTTATTCTCGCAAATCACCTATCCAATTATATACAAATATTTAAAAATAATGCAACCGTAAATCAACAATTAACTTGATATATAAGAAACATTATGTTTCTATCTTACAAAGGATAGATATTATGATAAAAAATATGTTCATAGATTATATGAACAAAACACCTACTACATTAAAAGAGATAGCTGTATATTTTGAAAGGCTAAGTAAAGAACATACTGATAAAGAGATAGTATCTAAAAGTGGTGTCGATAAGAATGTAATCTATCGTATTAGGAACGCTGAGAATATAACTATAGATAATTACTTAAAGATACGTAATGCTTTTCCTAATGCCTTTAGACCTGAACCTCAACCTGATGTCTCTGATTTACCTATACTTGGTCAAATCATTAATGAAAGTGAAATACAAGTTTTAAACCCTGCTCAACCTACATTACTTAAAGTTCCAACTGGATTAATTAATAGTTGGCAACCTGTATTTGGTTATTATTATAATGATAAAAGTCATTATGATGGTTGTATTCACATTTTTACTACAAAAAATATTACTAGTGAAACAGTAAATCAACAATGTCATAATAGATTAGTTATGATTTATCCTAAAGACCAATCTCCAATTTATGCTTATTGTCATAGAATAAATGAAACGTATAAATTTTTTCACACAATTAATAAAGAAGAATTGTTTGCCTGTCCTTTAAAGAATGATTTAAGATGGTCAAGATTTGTTGCAGTTGTGCCTTTTAGCCTTATGGAATTTTCAGGTATTTCTAAAGAGATACAAAGTACAGACCAAGTAGTATCCTTCCATAAATAATTAGAATACAGATAATGAGAGAGATAAACGCAAATTAAATTTTGTAGTTTAGAATGATTATAAAGTAATAAATCCATAAAAATTGTAAGCAGTAGTCTCTAAGACTACCACAATCTGTTGTTATGCCTGTGTTATTAGAAATAAAATAGTAGAGTGTCTACGATACAGAAAAAATATCTGTAAAAATACACCCCCACCCCCCTTCTATTTATTTTAGGCCTATGGGGAGAAAAAAAAATTTGAGTACATTCATAAGGTTGTCAGATTTTTATACCAAATTATTCTTGGTAGAACTCATCACCCACATCATTCATAGAGTATTCTACTGCGTGATGTAGGAAATCTTCAGTATGCTTTAAGATAAACTTCTTACCATCTATCTTTTTCTTCGGTTTCTCTTTAGGATTTACTCCATTAGCCTCAACAATAGCATCATTAATTAACTTAATAGCTTTCTTGTTAGGCTTTTGCTCTGGAAACAAAGAGTTTAAATATAATATTTTCATAGTCTTCCTTAGGTTTACTTTAGGTGTCCTTGATTTCTGACATAGTAGATAGGACTGGTGTAGTATTATCTATAGATTTGACCTACTATTTGTCTTATTACTTTTCTTATTACTTCTAATCTGAAGCCTAATACTAAGATAATCATAAGACACATAAGATAAACTATAGTCTATCTCCTGTAGTGGCACTTAATTGAAAAGCCTTATAAATAGGACTTTTTCTTCTCTTTATATAGAGGTGTTTTTTCCTAAAGGTGGCACTTAATCATATCTTAATCCAAGATAAAGGGTCAGGTTCACCAAAGTATCTCTCTACTTCTAGTCTAAACTTCTCTTCTTTACGTTGATTGAAAGCTGTATCTTGGTCTTTAGCTAATTGCTGTATCCAGTAATAACAAGACATCTGCAAAGCATCTATTCTGTCGTCGTGACTTAAAGTATTAGCTCCTTTTTGAAGTCTACTTATCTGATAAAACAATTGGTATCTTAGAGCTGTCTCCTGAGGATACATACTGTTTGTGCTGTCATAATCCTTCTTAATGACCGTAGGACACACTACAAGCCTGTGTTGAGCCATAAGAGGCTCTAGAGTGTCTAATATACGTCTATGCTTGTTAGCCTGTTGTCTTATACCTTCTGTAGTACAAGGATACTCTTTGATTAAATAAGGTTTAAGTAATTCAGTAAACATTCCTTGACCGAAGTTATCTTCAATTAAAATTTTTTTGACTTTATGTTTCTTAGCAACTTCTACAAGTTTACTTAAAGTATGTTCTGAATAACCACTATTAAATCCACCAATGTCAGCTACATAGATATTACCATTTAAAAATTTAGTAACACAATACGCTGTTTCATCTTTACCTTTACCTGAAGGGTCAATAGACATCACACAACCACTATAAGGAAGGTATGTTCCCTGTACTTGCATAGGTCTATAATAAGCGTCTCCTTGCATACCTACACAAGGTAAGTCGTTATATTGTAGTTCAGGACTAGAAGCCCAAATAACCTTTTCAGGAGCATTATCAGGATTTAAAGTTATGACTGATAAGTCTGATAATTTTAATGGGTATCTATTTAAATCAGATAAAGAACTATCTAATTGATACTGCATATTGAAACCTATTCGGCCATAAGATGCTTCTCTATCTAGTAAGTCTTTTTCGTCAAATCTGCTTGGGTCTGTTGGTTTACCTATAAGTTCTGTTTGCCAAGTGTTTCCTATTCTTGGAGCTAAGTTAGAACCATAAGATAATAATTGTTTTTCACTAGGGTATCTAGCTGTCCAATATCTAATCTTATAACCTCTTTCTTGAAGTTTATTATAAATAGACTGTTCTACTTGTGGTGTACCTAAAAATACAATTCTACTGTTTTCTTTAGGTTTAATTATAGCTTCAAATTCTTTTATACTTTCAGACAACTTATCTCTCATAAATTGAGTTTGAGTATTACCTGAAGTTTCTACGTCATCTGCAATAATAATGTCAGCTCTAGAACCTGTAAGTTGTGATGTGATACCTAAAGACTTTACACTAGGTTGTTGAGATGCACCTGCTGTAGCTACATCAAAACTTATCTTAGATTGTCTTTGGTCACCTTTAGGATAGAGATGTTTTAATATTGTCATCTCTGACATCAATCTTAAACAGAATGTACTAAAATCATCTGCTCTGTTCTTTGAAGCTGATACTACAAGTATGTTTAAATTTTCATCTAGTAGTAAACGCCATAGAACATAAGAAGCTGTTATCCAAGATTTACCTACACCTCTAAATGCTGAAATAATACATCTAGTAGAACCATTAGCTAAGTAATCAGCTATGTCGTATTGAATAGGTGTTGGATTAGGTAATTTAAGATGCTTCCAAGTTAAGTATAAAAAATTACGAAAGTCTTTAATTTTTGACGATTTGTTTGTCTTTTTCATCATCAAAAGGTAGTTCTTCCATTAGTTTCTTTAATGGACTGTCCTCAACAGGTACAGCGTCTATATTGTTATCTTTTAGAAATTGTCTAGCTACATTTAAATCCGAACTCTTAGCATCAGTATCCTTTACTCTTTTGAGTAGTTCTGTTGCTAACACTTCGTGTAGCTCTTTTAATTTTTCACTCATCTATAACCTAATAACCATAAAATTATTCTTTCGATAAAATCTATTATTTTTTTCATTAGTCTAATATTATTTTCTTAATTGATTTAGAACCATCTACATTTACTTCTAGTTCCATTTTTGATGATAAACATTTATATGTAATTGATGGTTTTAATTCTCTTTCGGCAATTCTTCGTCTTTTTAAACAAGTAGCCATACTGTCTTGTATTCGGTGTTCTTTTATTTCACCATTTACAAAAAGTAATAATGCTACAACTGTTTCAATCATTGATGTCCATTTCCATTTCTAATTAACTTTTCAACATCTGTTTGTAATTTA